AAAGAATATGAGCAGCGTAATGATAAAGAAGCTGGAAACTAAGATACCGGCTACACCTTACCAATATTTGGTAAATAGCAAAAACCTGTCAAATATTACAAATGTTACAAGGCTTGCTCATTTCCTTTCACAGGTTGCACACGAAAGCGGAAACTTTAAATTAGTTTATGAGAATTTGCGATATTCCGCTGGAGGTCTACTTAAAATATTTCCTAAGTATTTCCCTACTCAAGAACTTGCAAACAGGTATGCCATGCAGCCGCAATACATCGGTAATAGAGTTTATGCAAATAGAATGGGAAACGGCAACGAAGCAAGCGGCGAAGGTTACTTGTTTCGTGGCCGGGGATATTTGCAATTAACAGGCAAAAGTAATTATCAGCTTTTCAGTCAATACGTTAACGAAAACTGCGTTTCTAATCCTGATCTTGTAGCTACTAAATATCCAATGGACTCAGCTTTGTGGTATTTTGACAAAAATAAACTTTGGAGCTTATGTGATGCAAGTACGCCAGAATCAGTTACAGCGGTTACACGTAGGGTAAACGGCGGGACTCATGGACTGGCAGATCGACAAGCTAAGTTCAAAACGTTTATGAGTTTGCTTAGTTAAGAAAGTCATCACCTTTATATTCCTGATGTTCATCCTGCATACTTGTTAAAGAATACCAATAACATAAACACGCTATTAGTATTGAGAAGATCGGAAGTAAGATAGCTGCTATCATATTGTTGAGATTGTTTTTGCGTAAAGATCCACATTAAAATAAGTGCTTTCGCATTTTGGATAATACAGATGTTTGTAGTCACGGCAATAGCTACCCATTGCCTGTCTTTTTATTCCTAATTCATCTGCAATTTCTTTTGGCTTTCTTCCATCTTTTAAGCCTTTTATGATAATCTCTTTCAGTTCGGGAGTTAGTATTTGTTTTTTCATATTATATGTTATCGGGTATAAAAAGTTTTATTTTTTTGTTTTTATATGCTATCGGGTATAATTTAAACTAAGTCAAATAAAGTAGGTACTGATAATTTGTGCATCATAGCTTTTACATAATAGATGCCATCGTTAAAATACTCACTGTTTAATTCAACACTAACAGCTTTTCTTTGCATCTCAATTGCTTTGTAAGCTGTAGAAAATAAGCCTCCGAAAGGATCGTCAACAATCTCACCTTTCATAGTATATCTATTTATCAAACGTTCGATAATATCAAATTGCAAAGGGCAAATGTGTTTTTCTTTTTTAGAATGTACCTGGTGCGCATTTAAAGTATTCATCCTATTTACATCTGTCCAGACTAAATCATTATTCGAGTGAACAGGCAAAGTCATGAAAGTAGAAGATAGTTTTTCAAGTTCATCTAAGTCTTCGCAAACTCTTAGATGTTCTTTAAAATCATAAATCTCTGTTTGATTTAATTTTTTCCATGCTGCAACAATCTTTTTAACTTCTGTTTTTTCAAGTTCATCTTTTGTCATAAATCTGTCACCGCTAGATCTTTGATATGCATGTGCATCTAATTGCCATAATGCTTTCTTGTAATCTGATTTTTCTTTTTCAACTGGAAAATCTCCGTATGCGTTATTCATTTCAGAAGGTGCTTTTCTGAATAGCAAAACATATTCCGGTAAACCAACTCCCATCTTTGTCGCATCTTTACATTGTTCGGACCATCCTAAGCGGTAAGTCTGATTGTTTTCAGCAACTACATCCGTAGTTACTGTGATCTTACCCATAAGATAAAACCCATGCTTTAAAAAGTGTTGCACCGTTTGACCGCTAAAATCTGATATTGTAGTAAATGATGTTCCGTTTTGGTAACTATATCGAATGCGATCTTTTACGTGAATAGCTGCAATTCGACCTGGCTTTAATACCCTTAACAAATTAGGTGTTAAAAAGTCCATCTGTTTAAAGAAGTTCTCATTACCATGATTATGTCCGAAATCATTGTAATTATCAGAATACTCATAATGGTCGCCGAATGGTATTGATGTTAAAATCATATCCACTGAATTATCCGGCATTTCTTTTTTATCTGCATGAACTACAACAGTATCATTGTTGTAAAGTATAACATTGTCGTAAACTAATTTACGGCCATTAGCAAAAATTTGTCTTTCCATTTGTGATTTAATTAGGTTGTTATTTAATCCGTTTTCTTTTACAAGTTCAATCATTTGTGAGTTTAATTCAATATGTTTTGCCCACTTCTCTTTTAATGTTTTTAATACTTCATATTCGTTTTCAGTATAGATAATATGAACGTTAACGGTCTTAGTTTGACCGAAACGATAACATCTGTGAATAGCTTGTATAAAATCATTGAACTTGTAATCTATACCTGCAAAAATCATATTGTTGCAATGATCTTGAAAGTTACATCCGGAACCTGCGATTTTAGGTTTGGTAAGTAAGTATTGATATTTGCCTTCACTAAATCCTATTAGCAGATCTTCTTTTTTCTCATTTGGTAAACCACCGTAAACAGATGCAAAGTTTTCACCTCTGAAATTACTTTCAAGTGTTTGACGTTCGCTTTCTAAATGATGCCAAATAATAACATTATCTTTTATCTCTTCAGCTATTTCACAAGCTTTGTTAATACGTGCCGGCAAGCTATCTCTTTTTTCACGCGATACTTCCAAAAGAGACTTACTAAGATCTTTAAATAAAATAGGCTCTCCCCACTTATTAAGCGGTTGATCTTTAATATCGTAGCTTATGCAATGCTCAATTATGTTTAATTCAGGTAAATCATATCCTGTGGAGTCGTAACCTAAATCGGCAGGTGTATTGATAAAAGCGGCCCAGGTACTTACCCATTGCCAAAATTCTTTTTTCTTATTCTCGTAAAGTTTAAGCTGACCTGCTTTTGTTGAGTCTCTTTGGAAAAATCTTGTTAAAGCATGGCCGCGTGAAATGACTCCTAAATAATCAGCATAATTCAAAATCTCTATAAAATCATTTGGAGTAGGTGTCGCAGTTGCAACAAAACGGTAAGCTACTTTTTTAAAATATGAAAGGACGAATTGCGTTGTTTCTGTTTGCAGGTTTCTTAAAATAGATGCTTCGTCAAAAGATACTCCGCAAAACAATTCAGGGTTAATATCACCTTTGCGCACACGTTCGTAGTTGGTAAGGTATATTTGAATGTTTGAATTTTCAAAGTTATCTGTATCGGTTATGTATGTAACATCATATCCGGTCTGTAACTTTCTGTTATCTCTTTTAAATTCACCGCTAACACCTAACGGGCAAACAATTAGGAAAGGCTTATTTGTGTGCTGAATAAGTTGCTTTGCAATCTCAAGCTGCATAAAGGTTTTACCTAATCCGAAGCTTGCAAATATTGCGCGCCTGCCACCCTGCAAACAAAAGTTAACGATGTCTTTTTGATGTGGAAAAAGCTTTTCTGTAAACTTTAAATTTTCGGTTTCAATACCGAAGTTTTCGGCAACTATAACTTTGCCTTTTAAAAACTTTTGATAGTCTTTGTTCATGTGTTTAGGTTTAAGGTTGTAAAAATAGATATTAAATATTTATAAACAAATTTAATTTTAAAAAGGTGCTGCATTGCTTTGTATTTCTTCCATCGCTTTAAAAAGCTGTATCTCATTTTGAAAGTCAAGATCGCAGCTTGCAAGCATTCCGTTTCTTTGTTTCATTATTCTAATCCTTCGCTTTGTCTCATAACTTGCATCCGCTGCCCGTTCTGATTCATTTGCGCCCCATAGCATTAAGATCAGATCTGCATCCTGTTCAATGGCACCGGATTCACGTAATGCTGAAATCGGAGGAGGTACGTCCCAGGAACTACCTTTTACACCGTCCCGGCTAAGCTGCGATAATGCGATTATCGGTATTTCCAATTCTTGTGCTAAGTTTTTCAGTTCGCGGCTTATTGTAGCTATTTCCTGTTCCCGATTGTTTTTTGTTTCACTCTGCATGAGCTGTAAGTAATCGATAACTATTAAGCCAATGTCATGCTGCTTTTTTAAACGGCGGGCCTTTGCTTTTAAAGATCGCAGGTTTACTGCATTCGCATCGTCAAAATAAATTTTATGTTTTGATAGCTGCGTGGCGGCTTCACTCATTTTCTGATAATCTTCATCTGTTAAATTGCCGGTCTGCAATTTTCTCATAAATATGTCCGATTGTGCTGCAAGCATTCTAATGGCTAAATAAGGCGCTTTCATCTCAAGTGACCACACACCCACACCATAACCACTTAGCGCAGCATTTCTTACCAAATTAAGAGACAAAGCCGTTTTACCTATTGAAGGGCGGGCGGCAATAATTATAAGGTCTCCAGGCTGCCATCCGCGTGTGCTGAAGTCTATTTGCTTAAATCCCGAAGGCACTCCCGTTATGCTGGTTCCCGCCTGTTTCCATTTATCGATCTTTGATAAAGTGTCAACTAATACACTTGAAATATGTAAAACGTCTGTTTGTTTTACATCTGAAATCGTTGAAATATGCTTTTCTGCAAGATCGCAAAGTTCAAAAGGATCTGACTCATTACTTAGTGCCTTAGCTGTTAGTTCGCTGCAAAGTGTGATTATCCTGCGAAGTATGTACTTTTCATGTATTATCTTAGCGTGGTTAGTAATGTGAGCGGATGAAACAACTGCGTTTGTAAGCTTTACAAGTTCGTAAGCGCCTCCGATGTTTTCAAGTTCGTTAATATCTCTAAGGTATTGAGAAACAGTCACTAAATCAATTGGATGATTTTTCTTGTTTAATTCAGCACATGCGTTGAATATCTTAGAATGATTAGTAACATAAAAGCTATCTGTAGTAAGTAAATCAGATACTTTGTCAAATGCACCTTTCTCGATTAATATCGCGCCTAATATAGCCGCTTCGGCTTCCCTTGCTTGTGGTTGTAATCCTGTCATAGTTTATTTTTCTAGTGGTGGCAATCCTATTGCGGCACGTTCCCTGTTCCATAGGTCGCGGTTATATGCTGCAATTCTTTCTTGTTCATCGATCTTTTTTTTGTTTTCATCTTTAAACCAAACAACTCTCATTTTCTGTTTCCAATTAAGCACTGGCTTTCCGTTGCTATCTTTCCAGTCTGCATCGTTATAGTAATGCCATGCCTTTTCTGCATTCTCATAGCCGTTATCTGTAAAGAATTTAATAACTTCTTCAAGTTGTGGAGGTTTAAATTTTGATTTTTTGCTTTTTATATTATTTATATTATCATTTATATTTTCATTTTCAT